TGGATGATCGAGCCTTCCGTCGTTCCCTAGCGGTGGCATTGAAGGACGTCAAGCTAGCGACAGAGAGAGACCTGAAGTCGCTCGCGTTCGATGTTCAAAATCGTGCCAAGGAGTACGCAGCCGTTGACACGGGCCGGCTTCGGTCGAGCATCGGCGTTTCAGACGGCCGCGACAGCCGCGGTTACTACGTCACTATTGGCACGCCAGTGGTTTACGCAATGAGAATTGAGTTCGGGTTCAGGGGTGTCGACCGCCTCGGTCGCCGCTACTTCCAGAACCCGCAACCCTTCCTGCGCCCTGCGCTGCTTGAGGCCGTCATCGGCTGGCGCCCGAGGACCCTGCCGTGAGCGCGACGTATGCCGCAGCCATCAAGGGCTACTTGGAAGGGCTCGCCCTGGGCGTGCCCTTCTTCAGGGATCGCGCGCCGCTTTATAAGTCGGACGGTACGGCTCAGTCGCTGCCCTACGTCGTCGTCACAGATGGTCTCTCGATCACACCAGAGCGGACCGGCGACGGGAAATACAAGCGCGCCCGCGAGCTCGTGCAGGTGGACGTCTATGAGGAGATCGTCAAGACCGACGGAACGCGGGGCGAGTCATTCACGTTGGCCGAGGACATCCATACCGGACTCCTGAGTGCACAGCTAACTAGTGCTCCCAAACAGGTCTGGCGAGTGGAGGGCCTGGGTCGGGTGCGTTTTCGTGACGATTCCACCAATGAAATCCGCACAAGTATTTCCGTCACTCTCCGAAGAAAGCTGCAAAGCTAGGACATAACTGAATAGGAAGGCGGCAGGCCAAGGATGGCAGCCAAAGTAGTTCACGTCCCACAGCAGGACGGCGAAATTCGTATCACACCAGGAGGCAAAGCGCCTCTCGCTTATGAGGTTGTTGACCACACCGTGAAGGTGGATGTGTCCGACCTCGATCTATTTCTCAGCGCTGTAGACGGCGCACGAGAGAGCAAGGAAGCAACCGCGAAGCCCGCGGCTACCAAGGACGGTAACAAGTAATGGCAACCGATCACTTCAAGTCACTGTTGGGTGTCAACGATCTCAAGATGCGACTGTTATTGACCGACCCACCGAGCGGCAGTGCAACCTACGGCGCCTGGGTTGATGTGCGTGACGCGTTGACCATGAGCGTCGAAGGCAAGGTCGACGTCAAGACCCGGCGAGGCGACGGGCGTATTCGTGAGCAGCGTCTTGTCATCACAGGCATGACCGCCAAAGTGGAGCACTCGGTTGTCGACCTTGATGTCCGTGCCCTGCTTGAGGGCACCGCCGTTACTGACTCCGGCACGGGTTCAACATCGAAGGCCAAGTACGTCATTGGCGGAAATCCCACTTTCCCTGCTGTCCAAGTCGAGGGGCAGATGGTGGCACCGGATGGCACCGACGTACATCTCTCCATGTACAAGGCGTCGCTCTTGAACTTCATCCCGTTCAGCCTGTCCGACGCCGATTTCGAGACGATCTCCTACGAGCTTGGTGCCGTTGCTCGCGAGAGTGATGGTAACTATGGCGAGATTGTCTTTAACGCCGCAGCTACGGCCATCGCCTAGCTGGCGAACTCCGGCGAGCGCCGAAGGTGAATCGCATCTTCAGCTGCTCCCGTATGTCCTCAACAAGAGGGAATAGCGGACAGGCCGAAACCCGGTCGATCCACGGAAGGAAACCATGACTACTACTGACGCAGATCGTCTAGCCAACGATCCAACGCCGCTTACGCTGCCCAATGGACACAAGATCCAGCTCGACTATGGGTATGGCGCTCTGCGACAGATCGAGAAGGAGTTCGGCTCAGTCCTTGCCCTGGTGGAGGCGCTTCTGGGACAAGCGGGCCCGAAGTACTACGAAGCCGCCGCTTTCGGCGTGAAGGCAGGCAGCTGGAAGACGGCCATGACGCTTGAGGAAGCCGAAACTGCTCTCGACGACCCCAAGTTGGACATCGATGATGTTGTCGAAAAGATCCTGGAAGCACTCAGCCTTCGCCTCCCCAAGCTGGTCCGAGAGGCAGTAAACGCGTCTCGGACCGAAGCAGCCAAAATCGACGTGCAAGCGGAGATCGACAAGGTCGCCGCGGCCAACTCATTGACTGGGAACAAGCCTCCTACTTCGCCACCGTCGTCTGTGGAATCCCCCTTGGCCACTTCTGGGCGATGACGCCCGCGCAGCTTGATGTCCTCGCACGAGGACACAAGCGCGCCATTGAACAGGCCACCGGCGAAAAAGAAGGGCTCGACCTCCGCGACATCGCGAGGGCGGGCGGCATAGGCGGCTAGATGAGCACGCCCATCGCCGATTTGGTGGCAAAGGTCCGTCTCGACACATCGCAGATGGACCGCGCCTTGGACGCTACCGAAGGCCGGCTTTCTACGTTCGGTAGCGGTCTCACCAGAATCGGCACGATCACGTCCCTAGCGTCACTGGCCGGCCAGGCGGTAAGGCTGACCGACGCTTTGCTTCCGGCAGTCGGCGCTGTAGCAGCCATTCCCGCTGCGGCTGGGATCGCTGGTGGTGCGGTAGGTGCGCTCACCATCGGTTTCTCTGGCATGAGCGACGCTATGAAGGCCCTCTCAAGCGGAGATGCAAAGAAGCTCAATGAGGCGCTAGCCGGTCTCTCCCCATCAGCCCGTGCCTTTGTTGTCGAGGTGCAACGGTTGACACCGGCACTGCATGATCTCAAGAAATCCGTTCAAGAAGCGCTCTTCACTGATCTTGGCAAGGCAGTCGACGGCCTAGCCAAGCTCTCACTGCCTTCGCTCAAGACCGAGCTGACCGGAGTCTCCGGCGCTCTCAACAGGATGGTGCTCAATGCCATCGACGCCATGAAGACTCCGCTATTTCAGGGAGCAGTGGCCACGGTGCTCGATGGAACGCGCACAGCCACTAACCGGTTTGGCGAAGCCATCGGTCCGCTGACAACCGGTTTGGCCAATCTGGCCGCGGCTGGCACGCCCGTGGTTCTGCGGTTTACAGACTTCGTCGCCGGAGGATTGAAAAGCGCTGGCGCTTTCCTGTCGTCTGCTGATGGTGCGCGAACGATGACGGGCGTAATGAACAATGCGGGCAAAGTGTTATCGCAGGTCTTCCGCATTGGCGTCAATCTGGGCATCGTCCTCAAAAACATCTTCAAGGCAGAGGACTCAGCAGGTTTCCTCGACCACCTAATCAAGATCACCGACCAGTTCGCCAAATTCACTGGAAGCGCCAAGGGGCAGAAGGATCTCACGCTCCTGTTCGGCACGCTCCAGCACGTCTCCGAGAGCTTGGCCGTTGTCCTGCCAGTCGTCGCACAAGCCATCATCAGTGTTCTCCAAGCGATCAATGCGCTACCGACGCCGGTCAAGAACACCGTCTTCCAGCTAGCGGCAATGTCGATCGTTCTCGGACCGATCCTCTCAAGCCTTTCCGGCGTGAGCGTCGGACTGAAAGGAATCGTGAGCGTTGCCCGGAATGCAGGCGATGCCTTCTCGTATGTCGCGAACAGCGGGACTCGGATTCGCGAGGCGAAGCAGGCGGCCGACGAGGCCGCACAAGCGACCGCTGCTCTCGGTGACAAGGTCAAGGCCCTACATGCGGAGTACGACGGAATCGAAAGGGCTCGCCTACAGAGCACGCTCGCTGGCGATAGTGAGGCAGCGAAGAACCTCCAGAAGGAACTGGACAGAGTCAATAACGAGCTCAAGACGCTCGGTGACGCAAAGGCGAAGCCGCACCTTGAGATCGATGGGGCCGACGCTGCGCAGAGCAAGCTCGACAGCCTGAAAGGCACGCTGGATGGGCTCAAAGACAAGATCCTCAACGTCTCAGTCAAGACCGATTCGAAAACTGGGGTACTTAGCCAAGGATTGGAGTCTGCGAAGTCTTTCGTCTCCGGCTTTGCCGGCGGTCTCGGAGGAGGCCTGGCCGCCACAGTGCTCGCCGGACTATCCGCCGAGGCCCTTGGCGGCGGCCTTGCGACGGCGGGTTCCGCAATCGGTCTTGGCTTACTTGGCGCAATCGGTTTTGTTCTATCGCCCGTTGGAATCGTCGCAACGATTGGGACCGCACTGGGCGGCGGCTTCGGTAGATCTGTTCAGAACTCGGCTCTTTCGTTTGTTCGTGAGATACCCGGTGAGATTCAACGGATTTTCGACGAGATACCCGGCGCGTTCCAAGGCGCATTGAGTGGACTACAGAATTTCTTTTTCAACACGGTACCGAACATCGTAGGCCGTGGTCTCGGGTTTGCCGCTGGTGGGATCGCTCTGTTCGCTCTGGGGATTCCGGGCCTTTTACTTCGAGGCATCAGCGCGATTCAAGGCGCAGCCGATCAGCTCGGAGGGCTGATCGGGCGCGCGATCATCTCGAACCTCAGTACAGCAGTGCGTGAGGTCGAGCAACTGCCTGGCTTAATCGGTCGCGCGATTAGCTCAATAAGCGCCGTCGCAGTGCCGGCGTTCAGCGTCGTCGGCGGCGCATTACAGACTGCAGCATCGGCTGTCGTGAATTCGATAGTTGGTTTCTTCGAGCAACTACCGACCCGCATCCTCGGTGCTGTACAAGCCATACCGGGAATTGTGCAGGCCGTGTTCAACGAGCTCTCCCAGAATCCGTTGCTAGTTCTTCGTGATTTCGGTAATTCAATTGCGCAAGTTTTCCTGACTGTAATTGGCACGGCCTCGAGCATTCTGAGCCAGTTGCCGGGAATAGCGGCATCGGTGTTTTCAACCGCAGCTCAGACTGCAGTGTCGGTTCTTCTTGGACTCGTCGGATCGCTGAGCGGCATATTCGGCCAGATCATCGGTGTTACCGCCAACGCGTTTTCTACCGTTGGTAGCGTTATCGGAACTGCGCTGGGAAATATCGCCAGCAACATCAGCCAAGCGTTCGGATCCTTCACTTCGGGCTTTAGCTCGGGTTGGTCAGCGGTCAACGCTATTACTGGTGGTCAGCTGAATTCCCTAGTCGGTACCGTCGTGGGCACGCTCCGCTCCGTCGTAACGACGGTCGCAAGGTTGCCAGGAGAAATCCTTGGAACGGTATCGAACTTCGGCACCCTCCTAGAGGATGCCGGCGGCAAGCTCATAGGTGGACTGATTCGGGGTATTGAAGGCGCCTTCGGGCCGTTGGGCACTGTCCTGAACAAGGCTGCAGGTTTCATCGGCGACCACTTCCCGCGGAGCCCAGCAAAGATTGGTCCGCTATCGGGTCGCGGTGACCTTGTGTTCGCCGGACAGAAGGTCATCGAACGACTTGTCGCTGGCCTGACCGTCGCGGCCCCATCACTGGATGCGGCTGTGAACGATGCCGCTCGCACCGTTGGGAACCTTCATGGTCTGGATGTCAACAACGTGCGTGTCAATGCGAACTTCGGAGGTACGACTGCCGGCGCATCCTCAACCACACTTGCCGAGCGCTCTTCCGGCAACAGTTACAACATCCATCTCCCAGTGGTGCCGTTCACCGCTGAGCAGGTGGGCCGCGAGGCTGTGCAGCAGCTCCGCAATCTGGAGCTGGTCTACGGATGACCATCACCGGCCCGATCGCCGACCACACCCCGACCTCGGACACGTGGGACGAAGGACCGCTCTACGGTTCAGCCGTCGAGCGCGTCTGGTACACAGACCCGGCGGGCAATGAGACGGACCTGACGACGATTATCGACGACCAGTACAAGCAAGGCATCGACGGGCGGTTCATGCCGTCCATCCAGCTCTTCAGTGACCTGGCACCAGGCGGCAACGGCGCTTACTTCAGGGGTGTGCGCGCAACCCCTGGTCTCGTCACCGTCACCGAACTATTTGTTGCCGACGACGTGACCATGCTTCGGGCAAAGCTGCGGGGCATGGCCGCACGCCTGAGCCCCTTTCGGGGCTTGGGCTTCCTTACGGTCGAGACCAGCGATGGGCTGACCCGGCGCATCAACTGCATCTACGAGTCCGGGTTCGCTGCCGATCCGGCGACCGACGGCGAGGAGTACGAAGCCAAGGTAGCGTTGAACTTCCGAGCCTTCGATCCGTTCTGGGAAGACACGGAGGTGTCGGAGGACCGCCATCGGATTGGGATCAGCACGTTTCACACGCTGCCTCTGCGCTTGCCCTTCCGTATGTCAGGCAGCAGTGGAACCGCTCAGTGGACTGAGATCAACGACGGCGACGTAGAAGCATGGCCGGTGTGGGAAATCGCCGGAGCTGCCACCGATGTGCGGGTAATCCTCAATGGGATCGCATCGTTCTCGGTCGCGGGTGTTGTCGGCGTCAACGATGGTCTCCTGATCGATACCCGCCCTGGAGTAAAGACGGTTGTGACCCGGCTCGGCCAAGACCGTTTCCCGGATCTTCGTGGCACGCTCTTCCCTATCCCATCAGGGGAGTCGACTATCGCCTTCACAGCCACCGATCCCGACGCCAACTGTGCCATTGGCGTTCAGTACTTCCAGCGGTTCAACGGCGTATGAGCATCGAGGTCTATCTTCGAAGCCCAGCGTTGAGGCGTGTAGGCCAGATTGATGATTGGACGAGCCTCGAGGTCATCCAACTTTGGCAAGGGTTGTCATCGTGGAAGGTTGGTCTTCCCGGTCAATATGGCGACTGGGAGCCGGGTGCAGGCGTCAGCATCCTACTCGACGATGAGCAACTGATCGCTGGACCGAAGTCGACTCGTCAACGCACCTACATCGAAACCGAGCAGGGGCGCACCGACGAAGGAGTGCCCAGCGGCTACGAGGACGGCGTCTGGCTGCAGCGCCGTCGTGTACCGGCGGGTGAGACCCGGACTGGACCGATTGAGTCGTTGCTCCATGGGTTCGCCGGCGCGCACGTTGGTCCTGACGCGGGCGCACGGGCGGTGCCAAGGGTAACGATGGGAACCGATCTCGGCCGTGGGCCAACTTCGACTGTCCGAGCCAACGACGAGAGTGTGTTTGATCTATGTCAGACGACGGCGCCGCTTGCATCCAGTGATGTGGCGTTTGGTATCGCGAATCCGCTCGACAGCGGGCAGCTGATCTTTGAGACGTACGGGGGTACAGATCGAACGTCGGCAGGCGCATTCGACGTGGACCTGGGCACGCTCGCTGGTTACCAAAGTGAAGTGGGCGCACCTACGGCGACTCGGCTAACAGTTCGTGGAGCGGGCGGGGTAACTACTGAGGTAGTCGACCAAGACTTGGAAGCTGTGTGGGGCCGCATCGAAGGCCCGCCCTTGGTTAAGACTGATAGCAGTGACGTAGCCAGCCTGAGCCAAGCCGGCACAGTGGCGTTGGACAAGGCGAAGTCTCGCATCGCGGTTTCAACGACGCCGGTAGCGACTACCTCGTGGCAGCTGGGTGTGCACTACAACCTTGGCGATCTCGTCACCGTCTATGTCGATGGCGAGGCGCTGACGGCTCGGGTTAGCGAGGTCCACTACACGGCATCGCCAAACAGCCTGGTGGACATCACGCCCGTGCTCACGACCGCGGGCGGTAGCAACCCCACGGTGCCGCGCTTAATCCCTCTTGTGCGCTCGCTATCGCAGCGAGTTGCTGTTCTTGAACGGAGCATTTGATGACCATTACTGCCGCACCCTTCGTAGGAGGTGCCGATCTCAGTGCCACCGGCTGGGCTGAACTGTGGAACGCCGCTGTGCCCAACGGAGTCATAGATCGTGGGGTCGACGGTTCGGGTCTGCCAGCATCGCTGAGGGTCTACTCAGATCAAGACGGTCGTCAGGTGAAAGTCGCGCCAGGCTCGGGCCACATCCGTGGCATCTGGTTCAGCTCCGATACGACGGAGCGAGTAACAATCGGCGTCAACACATCCCCATCGGAGCGGTTTGATCTGGTTGTTGCTCGACTCGATCTGAAGGCAGGAAACGTGACGTTCCCACCTGCTCGCCAGGGGACACCGGGCGAGCTAGTACCGCCACCGGTAACTCAAGATCCCAACGGTGTCTGGGAGATACCGCTAGCCATCGTCGGCGTCGGAACCAATGAGCCCTTCGTTCCGGCGACCTCGGTCAGTGACGAGCGCTTCTTGATCGCGAACAAGACAACGAGCATCCTCCCTCCTCAACTCCGCCGCCAGTCATGGGGGGTCATCCTCGATAGTTCCGGCAACGGCTACGTCGACCTGCCAGGTGTCCGCGTAGAGGACTTCATCCACGCCTACGTTCTTGTCCAGAACCCGCCAGTGCGCGGAAGTTATCAGCCACAGCCTCGTGTAGCCATCGTCGCGATTGCCGGCGGCATCCGGATCGTGCTCACGTCAGGTGCCGCGTCATCAGGGTATGGCGTCTACGCGGTATGGAACGAGGCCTCAGCCCAAACGATCCTCAACCCGATTCGCTGGGCAACGTTCAACCCGACCCTCGACCCTTCGGGCAATGGCTATGTCGACCTAGTGGGGGTCGCTGTGGGAGATGTCATCGAAGTCACTTCGGCTACTGCTGATCCGGCCACCCTGGGGAGCTACCGTACGTCGCCCAAGTTCGCGCTGTCGGCCGTCTCGGGGAGTACGCGAATCAGCATCGTCAACGGTGTACCCAGCCAGGCAACGGGTTTCTATGTTCAGTATCACGTACCGACGCAGAATCTGATTCAGACATATTCCACCACGGTTACTCTCGACCCTTCGGGCAATGGCTTCTTCGACGTTCAGGGTCTTGCCGCCGAGCGCTTCGTTGGCGCCTCGGTTACTGTGCCCGATCCAGCGCTTGGCACCTACAACCCCGTCCCGATCATCGATGCGTGTCCTATCGATGGGGCGCTGCGCATCGTCCTGACGGGCGGCGCCTTCAGCGGTGTCTACGGAGTATTCGTGAAATACAGCCGATGAACAGAAATGAGCCAAACAGACAGCTATAGGGCATGATTGAAGGTACCGGCTCATGGATGAGGCGGGAAACAGCGCAAGGAAGCTCGCTTGACAGTTGTACAGAACGTAGAGCACCTACCCGACGGGACTACGCCAGTAAAAGGTGTAGTGGTCGAGGTGAGGATTGGCAACGTCCCGGCTGCGACTAACGCGAGCACCGGCACCATTGTTGGGAAGCTGAAGACCAAGAGTGATGCGACGGGTGCTTGGTCACTAACGCTGACACCGAACTCGGAGCTGTTGCCCGCTAACACGGCCTACCTCATCACTCGCACATATCCCCAAAGTGTCGGTGGTGGTAAGCACGTCGACTACGTCATCGTCCCGCCGACAGGGGGCCCCTACGAGCTCAGCGCCGTCATAGCGGGCGCGCCCGATGCGCCGCCCCTTACCTCAAGCGAGCTTGCTGACCACCTGGGCGATGCTGATCCGCATCCTCAGTACCTCACGCCAACCGAGGGAGACGCACGCTACGCGCCGACCGGTGTCGGCTCGAGTGTTCCCGACGCCACCACCTCAGCGAAGGGAAAGATCAAGCTCGCTGGGGACCTAGCGGGATCGGGGAGCACGGCCGATAGCCCCAAAGTGGCTGATTCCGTTGTCACGTCCAAACGTCTGAATCAGCTGACACCCCCGGACGGTGACGTCTCCTTTGGATCGCACAAGGCGACGGGTCTCGCCGACGGTACGGCCGCAAGTCACGCCGTGACCAAGGGCCAGTTCGACGCTCATGCTGCCAGCACCTCAGACCCTCATCAGGCCGCCGGTTACGCCCTAGTCATCGGCGGCCGTCGGTTCTGGATTCAAGACTCGACCCCGGCTGCCGGCGTCGCTGACGGAGATGTGTGGATCTCCATCTCCACAGCCCTGGTTCATACTCGGTATAGCGGTGCCTGGGTGGCGGCTACCGGTGCAGCGCCTTCCACGGGTGGCAGCACGACAAGCCCGACGACTCCTTCCACCGGCACCGACGTGGACCGCCGCGCCGACATCAGCGGCGCCATCAATCAGTTCTATGCCGAGTACACGGACGCAACGGGCCGGGTCATCGCCAAGGACGAGGATCCGAACAAGGTCACCTCGGAGGGCATGTCGTATGGCATGTTGCTGGCCGTTCTCCAACAGAACCAGGCCAAGTTCGATCTTTTCCGCGGGTGGGCCAATGCGAACCTGTCGCGCAAGCTGCACAGCGAGACTCGAGGGCCGAACCTGTGGGCGTGGCGCTACCAGATCGGCACTGGAGTCCTGGATTGGAACTGGGCCTCGGATGCGGACTATGACCGGGTCGTTGCTCTGGCCCGCGCTTGCCAGCTGTGGAACCGGGACCAGGACTACGCCGAGCTCCACTTGCTCCACGACGAGCTGAAGCAGTACACGCTCAACACCGACGAAGGCCGCGCCTATCAGACGTCGGACTCGTTCCAGCAGTCGGTAACTAACGGTCATCACAACATCAGCGGCGGTGCGACGTGGGAAACGAACATCTCCTACGACAACCCGCTGGCCTACCGGCTCCTCAAGCTGTTCTCGGGCGATGCCATCTGGGACCAGGCGCTCGCTGGTCACTACGACGTGCTGAACAAGGCCACCGACAACGCCGGGGGTCTGGCCACCACGCAGGGCCTGGTGCCGGACTGGAACGACTACTCAACGAACAGCCATGACATCGGGACCATTGCCAACGGCACCAACGGCTGGACGTACGACCGCTCCACCGATTCGAGCTATGACGCTGTTCGGTCACCACTGCGGACAGCACAGGACGCCCTGCTGTTCAATGAGGCGCGCGCCAAGGCATGGCTGACCGGACCGTTCGAAGACCACGCCATCGCTCGTTGGGGCACGACCAACAAGTTCGTGGACCGGCTCAGCCATGCGGGCGCCGAAATCTCGACGGTCCAGAAGCTGATCTTCGCCTACGCCGGCTACTTCGCGCTGAAGATCTCCAACCCGTCGAGCGGCACGGCTGCCAGCATCAAGAGCTCGTGGTTGTCGAGCCTCAAGGTCACCAACAGCTCCGGCACGTACTTCAAGGGCTCCCCCACCTCAACAGCGTCGACCTACTACTCGAACGCCTGGATGATTTTCTGCGAGGCCATGGACTCGGGCCTCTTCGCCGAACTGGCGCAGGTGCCTGGCATTGCGGGCAAGTACACGACGACCTCGGCACCGGGAACGACGACACCCGGCGGTGGCACCGCAACACCGACGACGCCTCTTCCAGCCGGCGCGGTCAAGTTGGCGATCGATGCCAACTCACAGGGACGCGCCTACGCCGATGCACTGTCGGCTGGGACGAAGAAGAATCGCTTCGGCTGGCTCTACGGCATCACGGGTAGCTCATCTCTTCCCGGCAAGCCGATGGCTATGTGGTCCGGACCCGAGTGGAACTCCGGTGGTGCGCTGACGACGGCGTACATGGCGCTCTGCGACGCCCAGAGCGCCTGGTTCCAAATGGTCGGCTACGGCATCCCTGGTCGCGACCTCGGCGGTGCCTCTGCCGGTGGGTCGGCCGGCGCGACTCAGTACCGCTCGTGGTGGAACAACGATCTCAACGCGATCGGCAACCGCTTCGGCATCTACATCGTGGAACCCGACTCGATCGCTCAGATGTACCAAGCCGTTCAGAGCGGGACCAAGAGCCAAGCCGACTTTGATGCACGCATGGCGCTGATCGATGAGTTGATCACAGCGTTGCGCAACCGCTGCCCGAACACTCGCGTGTATCTCGACGCAGCTCATGCGGCATGGTTCCCGGACCCAACGCCCTTGATCCCAGGCCTGATCAAGGCAGGCATCGCCAAGTGCCACGGCTTCGTGTCCAACGTCTCGAACTTCCGGACCGACTCCGAGGTCGTCACCTGGAGCGAGAACCTCTGGGGCAAGCTCAATATCCCAACGCTTGGCTACATCTGGGACTGCGGCCGTAATGGCAAGAACCCAGCACCGGACGGAAGCGACTGGCAGAACCCGCTCCAGACGCGCATCGGTCGTGATCCTCAGTTCGGTGGTGCGGTCGTAGCCGGAAACTCACGGGCTCACGGAGCACTGATCATCAAGCGTCCCGGCGAGTCAGACGGCAATGACCCCGGCGGCGGTTGGGGATCCCACGGTGGACCATCGGCGGGCACCTTCGATTCGGCGTACCTCTACAACGACAGCGCTGGGGACAACCAGAACGGTCCGGTCACCGGCAACTACAACGCTGCTGGCAACTCAGGCGAACTGCAGCGGCCTCCGGCACCTGGAGTCCCGCTGTGACCGCGGCATGAACTCCGTCAGCCGTGAGCAGTGGGGAGCTCGGAAGGCCACAGGTTCACAGCCGCTCGCACGGAAGGACGGCGTGGCAATCCACTGGGAAGGGCCACACCTCGGGCTAGTGGACCACGACCATGCTGCAGCGGTTGTTCGAAATATCCAGGCCGATCACATGGATGGGCGGAACAGTGATCGCAAGCCGTGGGCAGACATCGCCTACAACTTTTTGATCGATCCATGGGGCTACGTCTTCGTCGGCCGCGGGTGGGACAACCGCTGCGCAGCCAATGGGGACGCGATCACGAACAGTCACATGCTGGCCATCTGCTATCTCGGCGGCGAGGATGACCCGTTCACAGACGCCGCGAAGGAAGCGCTGGCGAGCGCCGTGCGTGAGGCACAGACAGCGCACGGCTTCGGCTCAATCGTGCAGCCACATAGTGAGTACTTCCTGACTCGCTGCCCCGGCGACGAGATTCGCAACTGGATCGCCCAGGGTCTCCAGGTGCCTTCCGCTCCACAACCGACCCCTCAACCCACGGAGGATGACATGTTCGACGCAGCGCGTACGATTCGATACCCAGACGGGAGTGTGACCGTAGCGAGTCCCGATGGCGGTATCGAGAATTTCGGTACGCCGTTCTTTGGCTCGGTGCCACAGCTCAAGCCGGAACACCGCAAGAGCTTCACGGAATGTCACGCCCTTCGTCCCGTGAACTCGAATGACTCCAATGCTGGATACATCGTTTGCAATGCCGACGGAAGTACATATGCCTTCAACGTTGCCGTGAAGGCGGACATCGACGCAGGGCGTGTCTAATGGTCAATGGGTCCGCCCCTGAGTTCTGGGCGCGAATCCAGTCCCGCCACTAGGCTCCATGCATGAACGGGAGGGAAACACCAGATGGCCGAACGGACAAACTCCGTCATATAGCCATCGTGGAAGATGACCAGGCTACGGCCATGCTCTCCCGAATGCTCGTGTCGCAAAACGGCGGCGAGGCGACGGTCATCACGGAAAACTTCGCCCAACTGACCGAGGCAAAGTGGTGGAGCGAAATTGACGTTGCGTTGGTAGACAGGTTCTTGATGGAGCCTGCTTCAGGGTCCAGTCAGCACTACGACGGTCTTGATCTGTTGACATGGCTGGGTGAAAACTATCCCGATATCTACCGCATTCTCTTGACAGGTGATCAGGACGCAGCGTTTCAATCGCTGCCGGCCGATGAGATCCTCATCAAAGCGGTGCTCCCGGCCATTCTCATCCAAAAGCTCGGTCTTGACCATGGTTGATCCAACTGATGACGATCTTCGGGCGCATGTAGGCGCACTCAAGACCGAAGTACAGCTGCTCAATCAAAAGGTCCAGTCGTCAACGGAGGCAACCAAGGCGGCGATCGATGGCCTGGCCAATGTATTGAACGAGCGCTGGAAGGCAATGGAGCAGCGTTTCGATCTCACTGGCCGCCAGCAGCAGCAGTCGATTGATCTCGTGGTCACGACCACGCAGGACATACAGCTCAAGGAGAGCGCGCGAGAGACACGTCTTGCCTCGGTGGAAAGTGACCTTAAGGTCCTTTCGACAAGGGTCGCCGAGCAGAAAGTCGGGACTGAAGCGCAGCACGTTCAGACCGACAAGGACGTGGCATACGCTAACAAGCGCATCGACGGTCTCTGGACCATGCTGAAAAGCATCGGTGGCGCTATCACCGTGACGATCCTGGGTATCACAGCTTGGCTGGTTGAGCAGGGCTTAGCGCACCCTCATAAATGAAGGCGGACATCCAGGATTGACGCAGATCATCGGTATCGACGACAACTACTACGAAAATGAGGGGGGGAATTATGGCTGCATACGCAAAGACAATTGTTGCCGTTGTATTGGGCGCGCTTTACGCGCTCCAGGCTGCTCTATCGGATAACCACGTCACGAACACCGAGTGGGTAGCGATCGCGGTCGCTGCGCTGACTGCTATCGGGGTCTTCGTTACGCCCAATAAGCCAACCAGCGCGCCGTAATTCAATAGCGGGAGTCCTCACAGACCGGGCAGTGAGAGCCCCGGGTGTTTCCGTGGAGGCGGCCGGGGCTCTGTCGCGTCAGGGCTTTGGGTGATCCTGCCCGCACCGCCGGCACCGGAAGGCTCCAAGCTTGATCCGGCTACGGCAGGCGTCGCAATGCGAGGGACTCATCATGAACCCGACGAACAGCAACGCGCTGAGAGGAACGAAGACCACGTAGTTGAGCGGCGCCCACAACATTCCGGCGAGCGTGCCGCCAAGGGCGCCGAGGAAGAGTGACAGGAACCAGACACGCAGCGAGAAGAGGTTCCCCCAATAGATCCGCTGCCGGGACCCAGTCGCCCGAGCGAGGATCTCAACGGTTACTTCGTCGGTCATTGACGGTTCTTTCTTTTGAGCACCGGTCGGTCCCGAGGCGGTTGCTCGTAGACACGCACCATGTATATGGACCAAGGAACCGACCGGCAGAGGTAAGCGTAATCGGGAGCCGACACCGGTCGGCATCTTCCCAGATACATCGGCGCCGACTCCCGACGCCGAATGTACCTGGTGAGTTCAGATTGACGCGCCGACGCCAGACCCGTCTGCGGTACTGGAGTCCGCACCTCGTCCGACGCTTCGCTCAGCTGGTTGGATCGATACGTCGTTGAACTTGATCGATGCGGCGATCTCGTCAGCATCAACCAAGAGATCGAGGCGATGCTCCCCACCGTCAGTTTTCCATGGTGACTCGCCCTTGAATTTTCCGGCGACCATGACGCGGTTTCCTACCTTCAGGTTCTTGACGGCCTGCTGAGCGTCTTTTCGCCAAGCTGTGACTTTGTACCAAATGGGTTCGTCCTCGACCCACTCATCGTTTTCTTTGTGGCCCTGCGCGACGGCAAGACTGAAGTCGGTAACTGGTGTCCCGTCATCGGTGTGCCGCAACTTGGGCGTGTAGCCGAGATGGCCCCGAAGAGTCAGACGCTGACCGGGCTGGTACTTGGGCATGATGCCTCCTTACGTATCTGGGATGCCCAGAGGCTAGCCCCGTCATGACGACCTCGTGACGTTTCTCACTCGAAGTGAGCAGTGGCAACCTGTCATTGTTCGTCAACGGTTTTCGTCATTGCCGAAGGCATCCGACAGGATGCGTCTCGTCCATTGCGACTTCAGGGGTGACCATTGACAGACTGGCGTGCCAAGAGGAGGGTCGTGCGTAGTCACTGCCTGTGGTGGGTGGAGTGAGACTGTGAGTATTCGAGTACAGAAGCTGGGAGGTGCTGGCAGTGCTGTGCTCGGGTATTTGCGTGAGGAAGCAGAAAGGGCTTTCGAGTATTACAGCGAGGGCCGCGGTAATGAGCCGGATTCCATAGCATTCGACCGCGTATGGGGTGCAGGCGCCGCGGAACTGGGCCTTGAGCT